ATGGATTTTGTCACGCCAATTTACCATTTGAGTAAATTCATCCTGACTAATTAGAATCTTCTCCTCTAGATGTGCTTGTTCCTGAGCTAATAATTTCTGTTCCTTACCAGCTTTGGTTCGAGCATCAACTTTTGGCATGACAAGATGCCGTTCGTTGAACTTATCAAATTCTAATAATAGTGTATGACCACCACTTCCCAACCTTAATCCGTCTGTTGACTCCTGCTGATGTCTGGTCTCCCAATGTCCTATTGACTGACCAAATAACTTTATTTCAGAAGAATGGATAAAGTCTGGTTCACTTATATAACTATCAAAAGGCATTTCCTTAACAAGATTGCCTAATAGATGTTCTGTATGTCCCATATTCTCTCCTTGGAAATCCCACTCCAGTTTCCCAGAGTGGGCTATTTTTAAAAAGGATAGTCCTCTTTGGATCCACCCTGTTTGTCTTCATCTTCATTACACATTGCAATCCTCCAACACTGTAACGAAACGACATATCCACTGCCGTTGTCATTTTCCCACTTTCTGCCCTTCAGATTAATATCGCAGACAACATTATCGCCTACCTTATATTGATCTAACAGGTCAGTTTTTTGATTAATGAACTCGAGCTTTAAATGCTCGGGCCACTGGGGATTGGGGGCATGTTCCAGAATAAATTCACGCTTTTTGAATTTTTCTGAAAATTCATGTGTGTCGAAGATCTCCTCAATTACACCGGAGACCTGAATTGAATCACTCATATTACTCCTACCATCAATGGTTGTAGGACTTCCATGTCCTATAGAGACCAACTTTCCAAGTTGGCTATTACGAATAAACCTCAGGATTGAGGCTATCCATAATTTCTTTGTCAACAACACCAATTAATCTATCGGCGGTTGTCTTGACACGATCATTTAATTGATCATTCAAGATTTGACTTACTGTTGAAGCACTAGTTCCGGAAGCAGTGGCAACCATATTAATAGTGATACCCCTTTTCCGTAATCGACTCCGAATTGAATCGTTCATTTTGTTCCTCCTTTTGTATGTGTTTGAATTATTATATACCTTATTTTTTAGAAAATATACAAAAATATTAATTTTTTTTAAAAAAAAGTGAAAAAAAATAGTTAATAAAAACAATAATCTAATCATAATAATGCATTTATTTTAAAAAAAGTGAAAATAATTGTTTACAAAAGTTTATTTTTAAAGTATAATGAACTACATTATCAATAATGATGATGCAACATGAGAGAGGTGAATATGACAACAGTAACTGAACTAATCAGAAAAGAAGAAAATTGGACTGAAATCAAAACCAGAGAACAATACTTGGCATTTAGAGAATGGGTTTCTAAATTGACCAATTCAGTTGAGGAAGCAATTGATGAAAAAAATGAAAATTATATTAACACTGTAACATTAAATTCATTCCAACAAGAAAAATTGGTAGATATGATGTTTGAAGAATTTAATTATTTGTTTGATGTAAATATTAAGGAATTAGAACCAACTGTACCTCATTGGTTTGATGAGAAAAAGAGTTATAATTCAACTTATAATTTCTTAAAAAGATTTCACGATAAAATAAACACATTAAATGAATTAATAACAGGTTTAAAAAGCTCAACTTTCGAAGAGAAAATGAACGTTGGCCCTGTTTCACTTGCTTAAATTAATCCCAGGTGGCTCCGGAGGGAGTCACCGAGGATGCATTTAGCATCAACCTCGAAAGAGGATCATTTATAGTTAACCGATGTTCAAAAGGAGATATTATGGGAACATTAATTGTTGAAAAGAAAGTGACAATGTCACAGTTAAATAAGATGCCTAAGCCAACCCCGGCGACTAAGTGGCATAAACCAATACCTCACTTCAATGCAATCACAGCAGTACTTGATGAACTTAAATCAAGGAAGCTCACAGTCAGTGAACTTGAGGTGGGAACATCACATAATGATTTGAGATGTTTCTGGTTAGCAAAATTAGTGAGTGAAGGTGACCTTGCTCATTTTATAGGGGGCAGAAATGCTCACGATAGGTCAGTATCATATGCACTGTATGGTGGTGCCGATATATTCATTTGTAGTAATATGATGGTATCTGCTAAATTTTCGGATGCTAGAAAACATACAAATGGGATCACAGAGGATCTAGCCGAACTGGTCAATAAATCTCTTGATAGAGTTTTAAGAGAAAATGTAGTCAATCGGAAACGAATTGATTATTACAAAAAACAAGCACTGGGTAACAAGGATGCTTATTTCTTCATGGTGGATGCTATGAAGAGAGATATCCTGGGTCCATCCAAAATTAAGTATTTGGTAGAACAATGGGAGAAACCACTTCATGAGGAATTTGCTCCAAAGAATGCTTGGAGTCTCCATAATTGTTTCACTGAGATATTTAAGGACTTGCACTCAGCCGATTTGGTTTATCACCGGAACACAGTCCTCAATGAAATGATGGATGATTTCACTGGGTTCGATAAGCCAATCATTGACATCACTCCTCCCAAAAAGGAAGAGAAAGTTGTTGAGGTTAAACCAGCCAAAGCAAAACCTGCACCTAAGCCTAAAGCTAAGTTTAAAGCTACTAAGAAAAAAGCAAAGGTGATTGTTAAAAAGGCTACTGTAACAGTAACCCAATCTGAAGATGATGAAGCTCGAAGTAAAAGAGTTGATTCAATGTTAACTCAGGTTAGGAAAACTAAGTAACAATCAATCAAGGGCATCATGAAAAGTGGTGCCTTTGGAGATGTTTACATAGTGTAACATCCTTACTTCGGTAAGTAATTTTAATATTTATAGGAGAGTATATGCCTGTATCTGCACAAAAAACAACTGACTCAAAAGATATGAGTTGGTCTCCTGAACGCCGTGCTGCTTGGAGCAAACGGATGAAAAAGGAGAAAGCAAATGGGACTTGGCATAAGAAGACCATGAAAGAAATTGGTCGGAATATTTCAAGTGGCAAGAAAGCTTCCAACAAGAAAAAAAAGCTTTCAATAGCTCGTAAGAATGGTTGGGAAACTAGACGAGCAAATGGTAATTGTGATGCCCCAGAAACAAATCCAACAGAAAAAGATCTTATAAGGATGTTGGATCTGTTATCAGCGATTGGGTTTAAATTAACTGTTGAGGAATTTACTGAGCAAGCTGTCAAAGAAAAAATGGATAGAGTTGCTATGGTATTTAACAATGGTATTTAACACCAACAAAAATTACTAATAACCAGGGCCCTCTTCGGGGGGCCTAAAACTATGGATGAAGAAATAACATTTTCAGAATATGTAATGAGGTGCCTGAAACCAGAGGCATGTATCAAAATCTACAGGGAGAGAAAACATGGGAAAAAAACCACTGACAAAAAACCAGGTTCGGAAAATAAGGGAGCTAGTGAAGAACAAACCACTCCAGGAACTACTACTAAACCTATCAGTTGATTTGATGTTGAGATCATCCGACCTTCTGGCTTTACGAGTATCAGATGTTATCAATAAGAATGGTTCTATTAAATCAGAAGTTAAGGTAAGGCAGAAAAAAACTGGCAGATCAACCTTACCCTTACCCCTAAGTACAACTTCGCTTAGAGCGATAACTAAGTATCTTTCTGGGAAACCACTGGATGACTATATTTTCAAGGGCCAAATGTATTATTGTACTAAAAGGCCCATCACAAGTCAACAGTATGCTAGAATTGTAAAGAGTTGGGTTGAAAATATTGGGATTGATGATGTATCTCAGTATTCGACCCACAGTATGCGGAAAACAAAGGCCTCTGTTATATATATGGAGACCAAAGATGTTGAAGCATGCAGACGTTTACTTGGTCAGTCAAGCGTAGTAGCCACTAGTGCGTATTTGGGAGTTACTGACAACTCTGCACTAAAATTAGCTAAATCAACTATGGTATAAATATGAGACGAATTTGGTTAACCGAAGAAGACTATAGAGTCTTGAAAAGTTTTATTGCTATCAGTGTAACAAATTATGGTAAAGCTTTCACTGATGGTAGAATTTCAAAGGAAGATTATCACAGTATGGATAAATTTCTTGGTAGATTCTATGAAATCAAAAAACTTAGATCACGGTACGACAAAACTAAAGCAGAAGGATATAAGGGGGCACATGGTAGCTAAAAGAAAAATGATTCCTAGTACTTCCGAAACTCATGCTAAAGTATTGGAATACTTGAAAGCTGTAAAACAAACAACTGGACTTAAATGGACTATTAGTTCATTTTATGAGAGTGCAGTAAAGGAAAAAATTCAACGAGATAAACACAAGAGGATATTATCATGAAAAAATTAATACTAATTGTAGCTCTATCCATGGGTGTTACTATCGCACATGGTCAGGAGTATAAAATAATCTGTAAAAGGATCTCGGGTTGTCCTGTGATAAATGGCACTTGTCCAACCTGTGAAATTGTTGGTGCTAATAAACGACAAAAGGAATATGATGATGAACTTGATAGGATGATAGAGGAATATAATGCTAATCTTAGGAAGGAATATCCATCCGATTTTTTTGAGGTAAAACAGAGTGATAAAAAACCATCTGGATGGGATACTTATATGTACCCAACTTGGAAAGGATTGAGAGTACTATATTAACGAG